ACATGAAAAAGCTATGAAACTTAAAAATATATTGGAGGGCAAAGACAATGATTGATAAATTTTTTAAACCGATAAGCGATTTAATAGGTAAAGCCATACCTGATAAAACTAAGCGTATGGAGCTAGAAGCTAGTATCAAATCACAAATGATTGATTTGCAAAAATCACAAAATGAAATAAATTTAGAACAAGCAAAGCATGGTTCTATTTTTGTTGCTGGTGCTAGACCTGCCATCATGTGGATATGTGCATTGGGATTAGCATGGGCGTATTTCTTAGCACCGATACTTAATTGGCTAGTATGGACTTTTTCTTTTGATATAGTGCCACCTGATATTGAAACAGAAGGTCTTATGACTTTAACATTATCAATGTTGGGTTTAGGTGGTATGCGTAGCTTTGAGAAATTCAAAGGTGTTGCCAGAAACAACCTAAGAGAAGAAAATACTAAAGATTCATATAAACCATAATGGAAACAGGCGTTACCAAAGAACTGATTGATGATTTAAAAGAAATGCTTATCAAGAATGAAGGCATAGAACTTAAAATTTATCGGTGTTCAAGTCAAAAATTGACAATTGGCGCAGGTCGCAACATCGAAGATAATGGCATATCTATTGATGAAGCTGAGTTAATGTTAAAGAATGACATGGATGGTGTGTTTAATGATTTAGACAGAAACATACCTTTTTGGCAATCTATGCCTTACAACGTCAGATTGGTCTTGGCAGATATGTGTTTCAATCTTGGCATCAATAGATTGCTAAAATTTACCAAGATGCTTGAAGCTATGGAAGAAAGAGATTTTGAACTAGCTGGTGAAGAGTTATTGGATTCTACTTATGCGGTACAAGTAAAAAAACGAGCCGATAGAAATTACCGACTCGTCACAGATGGGGAGAATTGATTTAAGATAATCTTTTTATCTCATCTAATACTTTGTATATTGATTTTTGCACATACTTAGGAAAATTATTAATACCTTCGTCATTTGGATAAATTTCAACATAGTCAAAATCTTCACCATACCAATCTTGTATTTCAATCCTAAATGAAGATTCATTTTTATGTTCTAAAAAATCTTGCACTACACAATCAGTTTGGTTTAAATCCCAATGCCAAACAGATTCGCCTTCTTGTGTGTAAATAAAAAATTCTCTAAATCTTTTTATAGTCATAATTTTCTCCTTAGTTGTTAATTACAACTATTATATTAATGATTTTTACAACTATTGCAACAATTATTTTATTTATTTACATAAAAAAAGAGAGTCAAATATTTCTATCTGACTCTCTTAGGGGAGAATTAGTTTCTTTTAAGATTGAGATAATGCTAGGCTATTATTACTATTGTATGCCTACAAGATACTCTGCCAAAATATCATCATTCTAGAATGTAATTTTTAGACTTATGTATAAGAACGCTTGTGTTTCATCATCTGTATCTCCACATTACAAAAACAATTAATTACTTTGCATTTTGTAATTACTTCAACAGGCTATTATACTGCTTTAGCGATTATCTCAATCTTAAAAAAAACTATCGTGAACTTTTTTTGTTCTTAATCTTTTAAGAAGTTTGGTTATCTTTAAGTTTTTTATCGTTTAACCAACAAGCCGATATGTGTATTTAAAACTATTATTGTAATAATTACAACCATTATCTAATCTTTTTTTGGTAATTCTTTGATACTAAATCTTCTTGAAGTATAGCCTTCTTTTGCTGGAACAACTTTCTCTGGTTGTGCTTTGTAATTAACAGTCTGCCAAACAACCTTATGCGATTCAGAATAGCCTTCTTTAGCGTCTTTCATAGACATCATGATGCTTTTCTTAGCTTCTTCGATATTGTCCTTTAGATTCTTTATTTGTGCTTCCCAAGACACAATGTTATCTATCTGTACTTGGTCTTGCTTTGTCAGTTCGGTAGATTCACCATTGTCTTGCGGTGTGATATATCCAGCTTCTTTGGTGTCAAAAGGGTCATACCAATCTAAGTTAGCAACACGATTATTAAAATCAATCACTGTTGGCTCTAATACATCTTTTTCCCATTGTTCATCACGCTGGTAAAAATACATTCTTAAATCAGAACCATTTAAAACACAGACTACTGCCCAAGAATATTCGGTAATAGCCATTAAGCATCGTACTTGAGTTACACCACGATAAGTAGGCAAGGTTTCAGTCAAAGGTGCATTTGTTGTCTTAATCTCTATAATTCCTTTTCCGTTAATTTTAAATCCTTCACCATCTTCTAAATCAGGACAATAGAAACCTTTGTCTACATCTTTAGTTACAAAGATATTATCAGCAACACCAATCGCATCTATTGAGCCATTGATAGTAACTTTCTTATGTCTTACAGCTTCGGTAATAACTAATTCTGCATCAAGTAAGCCAATCCTTTTACACGCTAATTCAGCTATAGGTTTTTCCAAGACATTGCCTACTTCCATATAATTATTCGTGGGTATTGATATATCTTCACCATTCATAGCCTTGTGACAATTCTCCAATACTTGATTCCTAGTTTGGTAAGGATTGTTTCCTGTTATTACCGCATCAGCTATCGAGCAACTCAGTTGAAAATCTTCAGTGAGTTTCCCAACAGCTTCAGGTGTATGTTCAATCTTTTGTGTTTTCATCTTCTTCTCCTTTTACGATTAATCTAAATCCCTTGTTTTTTACGAGTTCTAACTTTCCAATCTCTTTTAATTTTCTTAACAGAATCATAATGCTTTGTGGTTTCATATTTGGCAATAATTCATATATTTCTGATTCTTTAAAAATTTTTTTACCAAAATCTTCTATTCCATCTTCATATTCTTGCCATCCTAATGTTTGCAAAATCAGCATCTCAGGATAACTAAGCAATTTTGTTTCATCAACAAATTCATTCATCATAAATTTTAATTTATAAGTTATTGTTTCTGGAATTTCTGATTCGTAGTCGCACATGATTAGCATTGCTTTTATTTCTCTTCTGCTAAATGGTATATTTTGTTTTTTTTGCATATTTATTAACAATTTTTGTTGTAGCTGAATCACTTGTTCTTCAGTTTCAAAATCATAACGAAACAACATATTATCTGATTTACACCAGCCTTCATCTATAAAGTATTTATAAAGAATTTTTAATTCTTTCTTAGTTAAGTTAATTTTCATCTTCATCTTCATCTTCTTCTCCTTTTGTTGTGAACTAATTCTATTTCCATTTCTAAATAATGTATTGCTTTTTTTAGGTCATTGATTCTATCGTCTTTATCTCTGCTTATGTATTTAACAGCGTTGCCGCAACAGTACGATAGTTTATTAGCCAAGATATACTCTATCGGTTCTATGCCTAAATTCTTGTAGTGATTACCCGCTATTTGTTTTTTTAGACTCTTTGGTTTTGTTTTCATCTTCTTCTCCTTTTTTATTTGTTTGATACATTTTTGCTAATGCAGCATAAAATTCTTTCTCACCTTTCTTCTTCTTGGCTTTCTTGTAAGGCTTTCTTCTCATGCTTAATGATAAATTCTTTTAAATCAATGAGCCAGAGTTTTAAAACTGTTGCCTGACGTTGATGAAATTCTTGATTGCCAAAGTCTTTTAAAGCCTGTTCGTTATGAAATTCTATGATTCTTGTAACCATAGCTATGCTGTCTTGATAAGGCATCCTGACTGCATTACTAAAAGTTCTTTTAATTTTACCCATAATGTTTAAAAACTTGGTCGGTAATTTCATCAACAGAATCACGACATTGTATAGGCTCTTCTTTGCCAACCAGATAAACACAAGTAATGCCATGTTCTTGAAAGACACATCTGAAATCATCAAAGTCGATGTAAACAGAATCATGCGACATATTAAGTCGCAGTCTTAGTTTATTCATCGTTCTAATAAATTCTTTACTTGTGATGGATACCATTTATCTTTACCAAAAGCAGTTTTAACTTTTCTATCTGATAAACCATCAGCAATACCTTGTAAGGTTTTAACACCTGATGCTTGTATCTCCTTAATAATTGGCATGACATCTTTTTTATACGCTTGATATTTTTCAGTTCTAGCTTTGCTCATGGCTTCCCATGAATTTTTCATGTTATGGTCTTTTTTAATTTTTTTTCTTTCTTTCATTGTTCTCCTTCTGGTAGTTGATAAAATCGCATCCAAATATACTTCTCAAGCATTTCTCCTGTATATCCCAATGCTTCACCTTCTTCTCTTAGGCGGTCAAGTATTTCGTCATTAACAGGGTGGCTCATACTAAATAAATCTCTAAGTTCCAAACTAACGCAAGGATGATGCCAAGCAATAATAAAATGATTAGGTCTTTAGGTTCTCGCATTGTTTTCTTCTTTTTTTGTATTGAATTCTATGATTTTTTGATAACAAAGTTTTTGTTCTGCAATTATTGGCACATACATACTTAATTTAAGTATTTCATTAGGTGTGAGTTGCGAAATGCTATCAAGTGCTTTGTCAAACTGTTGCATCTAATTCTCCTGATTGGTGCAATTGTAAAATATATTTTGACCTAGCAACAGGGTCGGTAATGTACAGCAAAGATACCAATACATTACCTTGATAACCTTCAATGCAGTTGTCTTGTATTTTGTAGATTACTGACATAGCTGGATTAACTCCCATTCATCCCAAGATACAATCTTAGGATGTAAATGTTCATGTTCTGCTTTCTTTTGATTTAACCAGATATCATTATCTGACTTAAGGTGTAAGACATATTTGTTGTTGTCTTGCCATTTAACTATTAGTGCTTTCATAATTTTCTCTTGTTTTTTTTGTGTTAATAAAATCAATGAATTTTTGTTCAGCATCAAAGTCTAGTGCTTCTTCTTTGACAATAAAACGAATTGCATCTTTCTTTTTTTGAAAAGAATAAATGTACTGAAAAACAGAATGTTTCTCAGTCATTTTGGACGCCATGTTGCCAAAGTCCTTAACTGTTCTCACATTTTTTTGAACTTCAAAAAGACCTTTGTTCCCAAAAATATCTTTTGG